CCAATGATGACGTTTACATGTCCAAGTTTGATTGTTGTGAGAAGTGTTACATACAATGGGTTGAAGATCGTGAGGAACGATGGAAAAAAGGATGGAGACCCAAAAATGAAAATAACTAAAGCACAAATTCAAAAAATAATTAAAGAAGAGCTAGATGCCATTGAGGAAGATCATGGAGAACGAGGCAGCTTAGACCCTGCGTTTGTGGCCGCTGACAAAACATTCTCTGTTCCCGATGGTGCTGATCTCAAAAGCGAAGATTTTATGAACAAACTTAAAGGAATGTTTGGCCTAGAGGAAGATGCCACCCTAACAACCGAAGAGCTTCAGCAAATCGTCCAAGAAGAGATACAAAACATAACAAAAGGAAACTAAACTATGAGTTCAACAACACTTGAAATTATCCAAGGACTTGCCCAAGCAGCAGCCAACTCTTATGACGGAGCACATGATGAACGCTATTCTCATGATGGTGAAGCTAGAGAGGTAGGTCTTCAAAGAGAAGTGGGAGACCCAATCCTTGATAAGCGAGTGATGGACGGATTCTCTGTTAAGTTTTACGGAAACAAAATCTGTATTAAGTATCAGTCTGATATACTCCTTCGTGAGGTATATGCACAAGACTTCGAATCTGAGATCGAAAGACGACTTAACGAGGTAAAGAACTTTTTACAAAAGGAATATCGGGCGGTAACAGGTAAGTCAGTCAGCCTCACAGCAGACGGAGAATCACAGATGATAGTTCAATCGACCTCACGAGTTCGATCATTCGTGCAGGCTTACCAACATTACAAGATCTCAGGGATTAAAGAAATACCAGTTCTAGATCCGGCAATAGAGAAGTCACGCGAGTTGACACGTAAATTTTTAGACCAATTCTCAGACAAACGTCCGAGCAATGACACACGCAAAAAGGAATCATAAAATGAAAATAACAAAACAAAGATTAATGCAAATCATCAAGGAAGAAATGGATACCATAGACGCCGGTGAATTTACTCGTCCCGGAATGGACACAACAGCAGAATTCGAACAAATTGGTGCTCTTGAACAGTTTTTAGAAACCCTAAAAGCTAAGATGCCAAATCTAACCGACGACCAGCTAATTAACATGATTTTGCAATCATTGGATGCTGCCGGCTATGACATTGGCATGTTACGCTAATACTCACAGAGTTATGGTTAAAACCAAAGGGATTACCAATCATAGGAGCATATGACTCTTAAATTATCAAAACAAGAAATTGTAAAAGAGATCGTAAAGTCGGGAAAAGATCCTGTATATTTTATTAATAATTATTGCCGAATCTCTCACCCTCTTCGTGGTCTTATTCCTTTTAATACTTATCCTTATCAAGATGATCTTATAAAGGACTTTAACGATTATCGTTTCACCGTCATATTAAAAGCAAGACAGTTGGGCATTTCTACAATCTCTGCTGCTTATGCTGTTTGGTTCATGTTGTTTCACAAGGAAAAGAATATCCTTGTAATGGCAACAAAGTTCACAACAGCAGCCAACTTGGTCAAGAAGGTAAAGCAGGTAATGAAAAACCTTCCGCCTTGGATGCAGGTTGCAAAGATCACAATCGATAACCGAAACTCGTTTGAACTCTCGAATGGTTCAACAATCAAAGCAGTCGGAACATCAGCAGACGCCGGTCGTTCGGAAGCACTATCTCTACTCATTATTGACGAGGCTGCTCACGTAGAAGGGTTGGAGGAACTGTGGGCAGGTCTTTACCCTACGCTGTCAACAGGTGGTCGTTGCATCGCTCTATCAACCCCTATGGGTGTTGGTAACTGGTTTCATAAAACCTACACAGCAGCGGTGAGCGGAGAAAACGAGTTTCACACCGTGTCGTTACCGTGGGATGCACACCCAGAAAGAGATCAGGCGTGGTTTGACAAAGAGACAAAGAACATGTCTAGACGACAGATTGCACAAGAGCTTGAGTGTAACTTCAACACATCCGGTGACACTGTGGTACACCCGGACGACATTGCTTGGCTTTTAGACCTCGTAGAAGAACCAGAGTACAGAACGGGTTTTGATCGCAACTTCTGGATCTGGGAGAAGTATCAAGAAGGAACACCATACCTCTTAGTGGCAGATGTCGCTCGTGGAGATGGTGCTGACTCGTCGGTGTTTCATGTTCTTAGGACGGACACAATGCAAATCGTTGCTGAGTACCAAGGCAAACCAACACTAGATCATTATTCACACATATTGAATGATGCTGGTCGAGAGTATGGTAATTGTCTTTTGGTTGTAGAAAACAACGGTATAGGTATTTCAATATGCGAAAAGCTTCGAGATCTTGAGTATCCAAACTTATATTACTCTATCAAGTCAACGCACGAATATGTTGATCCCATAGAGGGAGAGTACAACAGTCAAGCGGTGATGGGCTTCACAACATCAACAAAAACACGCCCTCTTATTGTAGCGAAGCTTGAAGAGTATATAAGAAACAAACTGGTGAGACCGAGGTCCAACCGCCTGTTTGCTGAGGTCAAGACATTCATATGGAACAACGGAAAGCCTCAAGCGATGAGAACCTACAACGATGATTTGATTATGTCGTTGGCAATAGGGTGCTGGGTAAGAGACACAGCCTTGGAGGTCTCGCAGAAAGATACGCAGTATCAAAAGGCTATGCTTGACGGAATGTTTTGCACGACAAAAACTATCAATACAGCTATCAAAGGTATGAACGAATATCAAAAAAGAGAAACCTTTGATGAAAAATATGAAAAGGAAATACAAGTAACGAAAGATTTCCCATGGATATTTAAAGGCTAGTTGACAAAACCTTCTTTTTATGGTATAATACAACTATTTACTTACGAAAAGGATTAAAAATGGCTAAAAATAAAAAATCACCATATAATCCGGAATCACAGCTTTTTAAATCTTTAACAAAGTTGTTTTCTGGACCAATTACACAGAGAAGAACACAAACAGGCCGTCAGCTTCGAAGAAAGCATTTAGACATGTATGCCAGTAGGTTTAAGTCTGCTTCTGGCAAACAGTTCAAAAAGTGGGAAAACAACCCAATCAACTCAATCACACTCAACATGATTTCAAATCGAAACCGTGCAGAGCGATACATTGATTTTGACGAAATGGAATATGTCCCAGAGATTGCGTCATCACTAGACATCTACGCAGATGAGATGACAACTCACACAGAGATAAGACCAATGCTTCGTATTAAGTGTGCAAATGAAGAAATCAAACATATTCTTCATAACTTGTATCACAACGTTTTAAATATCGAGCATAATCTATTTGGATGGTCTCGTACGATGTGCAAGTACGGAGACTTCTTTTTATATCTAGATATTGATGAACAGTTGGGCATTCGCAACGCTATTGGCCTGCCTCCGCAAGAGATAGAACGCCTTGAAGGTGAGGACGAATCGAATCCCAATTACGTACAATTTCAGTGGAATACGGCTGCTTTGACACTGGAAAACTGGCAGGTTGCGCACTTTCGTGTCTTGGGTAATGATAAGCATGCTCCATATGGAACATCAGTGCTTGAAGCATCTCGACGCATCTATCGACAGCTTATTCTATTAGAAGACGCTATGATGGCTTATCGTATTGTTCGTGCACCTGAGCGTCGTGTATTCAAGATCGATGTTGGTGGTATTCCTCCTCAAGAGGTTGAGCAATATATGCAGAAAGTCATGACTCAAATGAAGCGCCATCAAGTTGTTGATCCAAAAACAGGCAAAGTTGATCTTCGCTATAACCCTCTTTCAATTGAAGAAGATTACTACATTCCAATTCGTGGTGGATCTACCTCCACTGATATTGTTAACCTAGCCGGGGGACAATTCACAGGGCAAATAGATGATGTTAAGTATCTTCGAGACAAGCTGTTCTCCGCACTTAAAATCCCACAGTCCTACTTGACCATGGGTGAAGGCGCAACAGAAGATAAATCAACATTGGCACAGAAAGACATTCGTTTCGCCAGAACAATTCAGAGATTGCAGAGAGTTGTCCTCGCAGAGTTGGAGAAGGTTGGGGTTATACACCTATACACATTAGGGTATAGAGACGACGACCTTTTAGCATTCAAATTACAATTAAACAATCCATCCAAAATAGCAGAGCTTCAAGAAATAGAACATTGGAAGGCTAGGTTTGAGATCGCTGCCACCGCCACAGAGGGATACTTCTCGAAGAGATGGATCTCGGAACATTTACTCGGCATGTCAGAGGATGAGTTCTTGAGGAACCAAAGAGAAATGTTTTTCGATAAGAAGTATGCTGCTAAGCTTGAAGCCGCCGCAAGCGGTGGTGAAGGTGGTGAAGGAGATGCAGGGGAAGGAGGTCTCTCCGGAGGCCTTGGAGATCTTGGAGGTGGTGATCTCGAAGGTGACCTTGAAGGTGACTTTGGAGATATAGAGGCCGGCGAGACGCCTACCGGGGAAACCGGAGGTGATGAAGGGGGTGATACTGATCTTCTCGCCGA